CTCGAAGTCAGGATAGTGGTCAGGAATTTTATCGAGGTGTATACGAGAACGATTAAATAGAACAGGAATGTTCTTAGGAAAGAATTTTCTCTTTTTGTATCTTAGAAATCCAGTTAACCAAATATCCGTACGCTTACCAATACTATCCCAATTTTCATCAGTTGGAATACCATTTCCAAATCGTACTACTGTATCAAAACTTTCAATATAATCAGCAAGGTCATGTTGTAATATTTCAACAGAGTTGCCAACAAGTATTATTCGTTTTCCTTTAGTAATTTTGTGTAAAGTTTCTTCCATTCGTTTGAGTATAAGAGGTTATCGTGTATATCGTGCCACGGTCCGCCATCAGTAAAGTGAACTGCTTTTGGATTGCGGAAATCATAATAATTTATCATGGCGTTAAATTCTGCAGGAATATCTCCTACACTTGTTGCCCAGTCAAATTCATGCAAAGCACCCGCTGGGGCGTGGTTTACATATTCTAAAGTAAGTTTTTTACAGTCAATATTATTAAACCACATTAAAGATGACCAATATTTTTTTGGGTAAGCCATATTTATTTTAACATTCATTTTTGTACTAGGTACTAAGAAAGGGGGATGTTTAACACAATAGACAGGATGGTCAGTTCCTACATAATCTATTAATTCTTGTGGGTCACATCTCCACATAAAGTCACTATCACAAAATAAAGCACAGCCTTGATACATACTAAGATAAGGAACAAGAAACCGTGTAAAAGCAAACTCAGTGCTTTCATTTTGAAACGGTCTCCTGTATATTCCTTCTCTTTTTAACTCTGACTGTACTAAAGGAATGATAGTATGACGCTTAGTATATCTTTCTATTGATGCTTTACATACTTCAAAAGCGTCATGTTGTTCGGAATCATATCCTATATAAATTATCATTCGTCTTTTAGACTTTGCCCTAAATCATTTACATATGCTTGTCTTGCTGTGCTAAGAGCCGCTCTTTCGTGGTCGAGGTCAGCTAATTTAGCATCACAGTAATTTATAGCATTATGTAAAGCTTTTTGGTCTTTGTCGAAGCTATCGGAATCATGTTCGATTCCATCTATTGTAATTGTACTCATTTAAATATATCCTGCCAATTGCCTTGTGTACTAGCCTTAGCATACTCGGTAGCACGGTTTTCAAAAAAGTTGGTATGCTCAACTGCGTTTACCTGCATATCAATCCATGGAAGTGGATTAACTGTACTATGAAATATTGCTTTCATACCAAGACCGAGTAATCGTCTATCGGCGATGTATCTTATGTATTCTTTCACTTCTTTTGCTGTCAAATCAGGGATGTCTGCTTTATCAAAACAAACATCAATAAATTTATCTTCTAATTCAACAACGCGTTCCGCTGCGCAATATATCTCATATTTCAGTTTATCTGTCCATATTTCAGGATTCTCTGCAACAAACTCTCTAAAAAGTCTTGAAACGGATTCTACATGTAAAGTTTCATCACGAATACTCCATGTTACAATCTGCCCCATACCTTTCATTAGGTTGTGTCTTGGATAGTTCAATAGTATGGCAAAAGATGAAAACAACTGAACTCCTTCTGTAAACCCACTGTATACTGCAAGTGTTTTTGCAATATCATGTGGTGTTTTCATATTGAAGTCAGATAGATATTCATGCTTCTCTACCATCTCTTGTATATCCATAAATTCTTTGTAGATATCCTCGGATTTACCTAGTGTTTCTAACAAAGATGAATATGCATCTTGGTGTACTGCTTCCATAGCTGCAAACGATACTAACATCATTCTTACTTCTGGTGCTTTAAAAGTAGGTAGATAATGTTTAGCATATCCACAGCAGACATCCACATCTGCTTGTGTAAAAAATCTAAATATGTTATCTACTAACTTTCTATTATCCTCTGTAAGATTCTGATTGTAGTCTTTAATATCATCTGCCATAGTTACTTCTTCAGGCATCCAATGCATTTGTTGTTGTTTTTTGTAGGCTTCAAATGCCCACCCGTAATCAAACGGTTTATAATATTCTCTTTCTTCTAGTAAGTTTGCCATTTATCCCTCGCAACTTAGACAATCTGCTTGTTCAAAGATTATCTCGCGTTTAGCTTGTGAAGTTACATTATCAGCTCTGCTGATAGCTTCACTTCGTAAATAATAAAGTGTTTTTAAGTTTTTTGCCCATGCTAACATATGGACATTGTGTAAATCTGCTTTGTTTACATCAGGTGGAAAAAATAGATTTACACTCTGACTTTGACAAATAAACTGCTGTCTTACTGAGGCGTGTTCTACAACCCAAGATTGATTGATTTCTACTGCTGTTTTGAAAACATCTTTTTGCCAATCTTCTAAATCTAAATGTTGTACACTACCTTTGTTAGCAACTATACTTCTCCAGTATTCTGCATACTCTTCTTCGCTGTTAGCTTTATCTCGAAGTATAATGTCAAGATATTTATTCTTAACAAGATTACTTCCAGTTTTAGTTTTCTGAGTATAAGCGTTTGCTCTAAAAGGTTCAATACTTGGAGAAGTGTTACCGCATAAAATACTTGAACTTGCATTAGGCGCTATTGCCAGTAAGTGTGCATTTCTAACTGAAGCTGTATCATCGTCAGGACATGCACCTCTTTCTATTGCTAGTTCTCTCGTTGTTTGGTCTGCTTGTGTTTTTATATGTTTGAACATATCATGATTAACACCACCTGCTAGACCACTTTCGAATGGTATATCATTTCGTTGCAAATAGGCATGAAAACCCATTGCTCCAAGTCCAATACTTCTCTCCCTATACGCACTGAACTTTGCTTTTTCTAACTGACTTGGTGCATGATTAATAAAGTACTCTAATACATTATCCAACATTCTAATCAAGTCAGGTATGAATGACCCGTGGTTTTTCCACTCGTCATAATATTCTAAATTTACCGAGGATAAACAACAGACTGCTGTTCTCTCTTCATCTGTAGCAAGAGTTATCTCACTACATAGATTAGAGTGGTGTACTCTTAATCCTTTTCGCTTCTGAAAGTCTGGTAACTCATTATTGACGGCGTCCTCGAACATGATGTAGGGTTCTCCTGTTTCCATTCTGTTCTGTAAAATTTTAACCCAAAGAGCCCTAGCAGAAACAGTTTTAATAACCATTTTGCTATGAGGATCGATAAGAGGCCAACTGTCGTCAAAGTTAGGACTTCTAGTGGCGTTATGGATAAGTTCCATAAAATCGTCAGAAACCACAACCCCATGATGTAGATTAAGACACTTCCTATTAGTATCCCCGCCAGTAGGCTTACGAACATCTAGAAACTCCTCAACTTCGGGGTGGGAGATGTGTAGATAACCAGCGTATGAACCCCGTCTTGTCACACCCTGACTAAATGCTAACATTTCTGCATCTACAACTTTTACAAAAGGTATGACACCTGTAGACTCAGAGCCTTTTGATGTTTTAGTTCCTGATGAACGAACATCTGACATGAGCCACCGATACCACCTCCAAATGATGATAAGAAAGCATTTTCTGTAAAGTGCTCAGTAATACCTTCTCTACTATCATCAACATAATTTAAGAAACAACTAATTGGTAATCCTCTACGAGTACCACCATTTGATAACACAGGAGTTGCAAACATAAACCATAGATTACTAACATAGTCATATAATCTTTGTGCATGGTCATCATCATCTGCAAAGCACTCCGCTGCACGAGCAAAAGCTTCCTGTGGTGAAGTTTCACCAGGTATCATATATCGGTCTTTTAGTGTTGCGTGAGCAAAATCATCTAAAAGACTATCTCTACTATAATCTATCTTCACTGACATAATTTTCCACCAATCCTATAATTTCTTGTCCGTGCCCAAGTACTGCGCCTTCGACATCATAAGTTAAATCCATGAGTTGTACACCTGTTTCAAGTCCATCTACTCCAAACTCATTTAAGTTCTGAATATATTTGTACTTTCCATCAAGTGGCAAACTCGCCATAATATCAAACACATCTC